ACTGATTTAAGACGCCGACATCCATCGTGTTGACGAGTGACTTGCGCTTAAATAGGTCGAGGAGTTTCATTCTGCGGCTGCCTCGGCAGGGATCGTCTCGGCAGGAGACTCAGGAACAACCTGGGCGGGTACATTCACGACGGGCTGCTTGGTCGTTTTTGAAATTGGATAAGGTACGGTCCAGACTTGCTGGCCAGTGATGTCGGCGTATCCTTTGCCGAGCATCTTGGTTCTTGCTGCATCAGATTCAGCGGAGTGAAATACACCCTCATTCCGATTCTTGTATTGCCACATTAAATATGAAGCCATTTGACTCTCCATAAAACAAAGGGAGGACGCGCCTCCCCTTGTTTATTTAACTAAGGTCTACCACGCCACGCCAGACAATCCAGTCACGAAACCGTCGCGGCGCATCACCCATGACAGAGGCATAGTCATGCGAACAGCGATCAATTCCTGCTGGAACAAGCTGACAACCTTGCCGGTCGTAACTGCACCGAAGTTGTTCTTATCCAACACGCTTGGATCGGGTGCAACATCATCAGCCTGGACGAGAGAAGCTGTGTCAGACACGGCGAACTCAGGAGTGTCAAATGCGGAAGCAAATGACGAGGCGTCCATTGCAATCACAGTCCCTTCAGGGATGTTGTTGCTGACGATGACCTTGTATCCGTTCAAACGGCCAGCGGAGAGCTGGTCACGGAATACATAAGTGCCGACTGCTGTCGTTGTGAATGACAAGCCCAACTCTTGGAGCGGGTTCATCAACAAAACGATCGATGCACTGTTGCCATTCTGTTGAATGATAGGAGTGACGAGAGTCTTGATATCGGCCAGGATGTCGGCTGCTGTGCTGCCAGCTGATGTGCCGAGCGTCACGCCGTTAAGCAAGCCAGCGGGTGACTTGTTTGGCACTGCTGGGTTTGCAGAGATCAAGGCTGCATCGATTGCCCATGCTGTGTCGGCAACGATTTGGCTTGTGATCAGACCCTGAATCGAGGGAACGCTGACACGGCTCAACTCTTTCGAGAAGTGGCTGATCACGCCCATCTTGTAGCGATTCAGAATCTTGCTTGCGTAGCTAGTGCGCTTGACAGGAATCAGGTTGCCTTCGCCAACAAACGAGCCGGCCAGTTCACCCATTGCGCCGGCTTGAGCTGGCAAGCTGATGGAGTTGTTGCCACCGAACTGGATCGATGTGCCGGAAGCTGCTAACTGAGCATAAAAGCTGTTTGGACGTAAAGCGTCCATAAAATCTGAATATCCCTGACGCACAAGGCTGCTCGCCCAGTCTGCGCCCTGCGTTGTTGCAGGAGCTGTCTCAGCTTTCACAACAGCTTGCAATTCACGATCTGATTCAAAGTAAGTGCCGGCCACTTGCTCAAGCGACTTGCCCTGAACGTGCGACACGAAGGCGGCAGTTGCCATCTTGGCGAAAAGCATATCCTCGCCTTTGCGCGACTTGATTGTGCCGAGGTGTTGAGCTTTGACGATTGCAGGAGCTGCAACAGAGCTGGCCAATGATTGCTCGGCGTCTTTGTATGCCTGGAGCGATTTTTCTTTCTGCTCGATCAGAGCCTTGGCAGACGAGATTTCGCTTGCTTCGACTTCTGTAAGATCGCGGCTGTCACCTTCAGCGGCTTTCACCAGACCTGTGATGACATCTTTTGCAGCGACGATTTCGCCTTCGATTGATTTAATTTTTACGGATAAGGTCATTTCTGACTCCATTGTTTAATAAATGAACGGGCTGCATCGAGCCGAGGTGTTTCGACAGCGTCAGTCTTGACCTGGTCGAGCGATTCGCTGAACTCTGACCCGAACTGGGCCGCCAGAAAATCGAATCTTTTGATGGAAGTAATTGACGCCTCTGCGTTGCAAGGGATCGTCACGGCCGAAAGTTCGAGCCACTTCCACTCCTTAAACCGATAGCCGCCGCCCTTAATAGGTTCGGCTTTGGTTGCGCGAAATCCAATTGATAGGCCGCGAACAAGGCCTGACTTCATCTGCCGCCAGGCTCTCTCTACATAATCAAGGCCGGAGTCTTTCGCAATCTCAGCCTCGATCTCGATGCCGGCGTCCGTGACGCGAGCAGTCTTGACCATGCCGATCGGAGATCCGTGGTCGTGCTGGGACAAGAGAGGAATCGGGAGAGTGAACCTTGCGCCTTTTGGCTCAACTATGTCGCCGGCGTGGTCTGTGCTTGGTGTGGAGGCGATGCCTCGGATGATCCGTTGCGAATCATCAATTGATTTGATCTCTAGTGTCGACCAGCTTTTAGTGTGCATATTCCGGCAGCTCTATTGAGCCAGCCGGATAAACCGTCGCTGATAGTTGATCGTCACGCTCGCCAGGTGGGGCGCTTTTCTGTCGCTCGGACTTGCCTGGGCGATTTCGGGCCATCATATTTGGCTCTGCGTGAGTTTGGATTGCGTAATTATCACAAACACAACAATTTAAGTCAATAATTATCGTTATATTTCAAGTGTTTATCAATTTGTTACTGTTTTATTGTTTGTTTTACTCTGTTATTGCTCACGTTGAGTGAGTTTTGTGTATAATTAATCCGTCGAAGTGATCAAACTTAAGGAAAAAAAGTGGGCGCAACCGCACAAAATCGTCTGTATTCCAAAGGCTTTAAAAAATCCTTGAATCGCGTCTATGCCAACACTTGCGCCAATTGCGCGAAAATTGTTTCTGGCTATGACGCCCACGCTGACCATGTTGTGAGCTATGCAAATGGCGGATCAACATCGCCCGGCAATGCCCAGCTGCTTTGCCGCGAGTGCAATCTCAATAAAGGTGCGAGCAACGGCGATCACTCTGCATTTCATGTGAACAAGCCCGAGCTGAAAATCAATTTGCGCCCCTGGCAGAAAGAATGCCTCGATCAGCAGCTTGCGGCCATTGAGAACGGCGAGGGAAGTTTCTTCACGGCCGCTGGTGTTGGGTCGGGTAAAACCGTCCAAGCGCTTTCACTGTACCTAGAGGGAAACTTCGACATGGTGATCATCATCACGCCAAGGTCTGGGATCCGAGGCTCTTGGATGAAAGATGCGACCGCAATGGGCATTGATTTAAAAAGCATCGTCCAATCTAGTGACTTTGTCGGCGACGGAATCAGGAAACTACCGAACGGGTATGTTCTCAACGTCCAGATGCTGACATCCGTTGTCAATGATGTGAACATCCTTTGCGCTAGGTTCAATGTTTTGGTCGTGCTGGACGAGGCTCATCATTTCGGCGAGGATATGACCTGGACAGAATCCGTCCAAGCTGCATTTCCAAAGGCCGCATTTACTCTTGCCATGTCTGGAACACCCTATCGCGGCGACGGGTCAAAGATATTGATCCTCGACTATGTCAAACAGGGTCGCCAGGCGATTGGCGCTCCTGACTACATTCGCAGCTATGAAAGCGCCCTGGCCGCCGGAGAAGTCGCTCCTGTCGTGTCGAGGTTCGTCGGTGGATCCATCACAAAAGAAAAGACAGATGGGGCATCTGAAAAGTTTGACTATAAAGATGGCGATTATTCAATGCTCTCGGGCGCTCCGAACGCGCAGCTCATGTCCGAGCGTCTGCGTCTGTCTGCTGTTGAGTCGCTCGATTGGCAGATGGCAGCAGTCGCCGAAGCTCGCCGCGACCTGATGAGCTTTCGCCAAGATGGCCAGTCGTGGTCCGGGTTGATTGCTTGCAAGACAATCGAACAAGCCAAAGATATTCAAAAAAATATTGAGTTCCGATGGGGCGACAAATGTATGCTGATCGTGGCCGAGGCCAATACAGAATCATGCGTCGAAGTTTTTACTCAGGACACATCGTTTGTCTGGGCGATCAGCATTACAAAGATCAGCGAGGGAGTTTCAATCGACCGGTTGCGCGTCCTCGCGCTCCTGTCCAACACAACGACCAGGTCAAACTTTGAGCAGCTGCGCGGCCGTATTGTGCGAATGATGCCTGGCGTGAGCCAGCTTGCACAAACTGCGGTCATGTATATCCCAGCAGACCCCCGTCTCATTGAGTATGCGATGGAATCCAATAAGCTGGCCTTGCATACAGTTGACTGGCTGGATGAGAAATTGTCTGAGGAAGAGTCTGTCGAGATCCATGACAAAGAGACCAAGTCCACAGGCACCACCTTGACTGGTGATGTCATCGATGTCGACCAGGTGACACCTGATCAAATTAATCATTTACGTTTACAGCTTCAGCAAGACAAAAATCAATCGACGGTCAATACCGGCGACTACACCTTGTATGCCGCTCCTCAGATGGAAGGTGCGTCGGTTGGCGAGGAGTTTGTGTCCGAGGATGCCTTTCTATCTCTGCGCGACGAGATGGCAGAAATCATTCACCCACTGAGTGCAGCTCGAGCAAGTCAGAACGCACTGGCCGAGTTACGCGACATTTTCAAGGGCAAATGAAATGGATATTCAAGTATTCAAACAAGTAAAGAAAGTGATGGCCTCACTCGATATGGGACTGCCAACAGCAGAGACCCACAGGGCCATCTATGACACTGCTGTGCATAATTTTGGAATTGATCGTGTTGGAGAGTTTGAAAATTATTGTCGCAAGCCAGAGGGATACTGGACGCTTGAGCGTTGTCAAGAAGCTGCTCTTAAATATTCACAAAAATGGCTGGCTGGACCTGTGTTGTGGTCACATGGTTGAGACGCGAAAACCAGAGGGATACTGGACAATTGAACTGTGCCAGGATGCCGCTCTTAAATATTCAAGCAGGAGCGAGTGGAATAAATCTATTGACTCCGCATCTTATAAGGCAGCATATAAAAAAGGATGGTTGGATCTATGTTGTGGACACATGGTGCAGACGCGAAAACCAGAGGGATACTGGACACTTGAGCGTTGCCAAGCTGCTGCTCGTAAGTATGCCTACCCAAACGCCTGGAAAGATTCTATTGACTCAGCATCTCACAAAGCAGCATATAAAAATGGCTGGCTCGAATTGTGCTGTGGTCATATGGTGGAGCAACAAAAACCACCTGGGCACTGGACTCTTGAACTTTGTCAAGCTGCTGCGCTTAAATACTCAAGTCGGACAGAATGGATGAATTCTATTGATTCAGCATCGCATAAGGCCGCATACAAAAAAGGCTGGCTGGATCAGTGCTGTGACCATATGGTGGAGACACGAAAGCCAGAGGGATACTGGACGCTAGAGCTGTGCAAGGCCGCTGCCCTCAAATACCTAACCAAGACGGCATGGAAAAATTCTATTGATTCAGCATCGCACAAAGCTGCATATAAGAAAGGCTGGTTGGATCTGTGCTGTGAGCACATGAAAAAGAAAGGATAAATATGGATCCAGCGACATACAAGAAAGTCAAAAGTGTGATGCGGACCCTCGACATGGGGTTGCCACCGACCGAGACTCACAGGGCTGTCTATGACATGGCTGTGCATGATCTGGGGATTGAGCGAGTTGGAGAGTTTGAGGATTATTTAAGGCGGCCCAAAGGGTACTGGACATTAGAGCGCTGCCAAAAAATTGCTCTGAAATATTCAAGCCGTACTGAATGGACGAATTCTATTGATTTAGCTTCTTTTCAAACAGCATACAGAAATGGCTGGCTTGAACTGTGTTGTGCACATATGAACATAAAGTTTAGAGCTTGGACTCTTGAAATATGCCAGGCCGCTGCGCTTAATTATTCGAGCAAAACGCAATGGAGTAAGTCTATTGATTCAGCATCTTATCGAGCTGCACACAAAAACGGCTGGCTAGATTTGTGTTGCGGACACATGATCAAACCTCAGATCCTTAAACAGTGGACACTGGAAGAATGTAAAAAAATTGCGCTGCAATACTCTTCAAAAAATAAATGGAGAAATTCTCCCGATTCCACCTCTTACAGCACAGCAAGGCATAAAAATTGGCTACAAGAATGCAGTTCACACATGGGAACCGAGCAAAAGCCAAAAGGGCATTGGAGTCTTGATCGGTGCAAAAAAATAGCTAGTAAATATTCGTCTAGGAAAGAATGGCAATTAAATGAGTCAGCCTCGTTTAATTCTGCGCGTCTGAAAGGCTGGCTAGATATTTGTTGCACTCATATGCTTAAAAAGTGCAAGTCTTGGAGTTTAGAAGAGTGCAAAACGGATGCTAAAAAATACTCTTCTAGAAGGGATTGGAAAAATTCAATTGATAAAAAAACTCTTGAATACGCTTATTCAAAAGGATGGGTCGAAGAATGCTGTTCTCATATGAATGTTCTCAATAACTTCTGGAATCTTGAAAGCTGCAAAGAGATTGCCTTAAATTATTCCCGCAGATCGGATTGGCAAAAATCACAGCACAGAGGAGGCTATCTGGCCGCCCAGCGAAACGGCTGGCTAGACAAGTGCTGCACTCACATGAAACAGAGGGCAACCTCCAAAGTGTGATTAAAACAACACGATTTATCACAAAAACATCAATTTAGTTAAAAAATAATTCATTATTTATCAATTACTTAACAAAAAGTGAGGATAAATGTGAATCTTTTCGCCCATTTTGCTCACGCAGCGTGAATATTTGTGTATAATTACTTCATCGCAATCACAAAGGGAGAGCGAAATGAAGGTTCTGAAGTGTGGTGTGTTTGAGCGTGAAATGAGTTTGACGAGAAGAAGTTTAGGCAGGGCTAGTTTGGGCAGTTTTACAAATCACTTAATTAGGCAAGGTAGGAGAAGGAAATGAAGAGCATCGTCAAAAATGTATTGGTCGCAGCAACATTGGTCTTAGTAGCAAACACCGCCCTGGCTCAAACCAAACCGGCCAACCAGTGCGAGATGATCGAATCATTAGCAAGACAAGTCATGTCAAACCGCCAGTCCGGCGTCTCCTTATCCAGCATGATGAAAGTAGCAGAAACCCCCAAGGCCGGCGCAATGGGAGCGGTCATGCGCGAGCTGACACTCTTGGCCTACAAAGAGCCTCAATACAGCGCGGCCGAGAACAAGCGCAAATCAGCAAATGAGTTCGCGAATCAAGCCGCACTCCTCTGCCTCAAAAAGAACAAGTGATTTTTAATTAAAGGAAAACGAAATGAAAATCGCCCGACAAATACTTTCAATTGCCCTCTGGTTGTCTTGCCTTATTACGGTAGTTATCACGCTCGCCAGCGGATTTATAACGATCGTAAGCGCATTTGAGTACTTTGAGACTGGGGTGTGGAATGCCAATTTCACAGTCACTTTCGGAATTCTTGCCACCAGCTCCTCATTTATTGCCTCATCCATTCTCGGCTGGTTTGCCACAAAAACTTGGACTAAAAAATAATGAAAGAAAATAAATTGCACGTTCTAACGAGAAACCGCACAGACGATGACAGGACTGGATGCACCTGTATCGATCACAAGACATTGCAGTACAGCTCTGGCACATGGGTTCTTAGTAAAGAAAAAGCAGAATCCCTGCTGGGTAAAAATATTTACATCCATGACGCACAGTCAGAACCGTCAAAGCATGGCGGAGTTATTACAAAGGTCGTGCGAGAAGAAAGCGGTCGCTATACGTTTTTGTACACAGCAAGCCGTGATTGCTTTGGTGTAACGACAGGAAATTGGGGCCGCGAAAAAAGTTTTGGCGATGACCAGGGAGAATGAAATGCAAACTTTTAAAAATATTTTGACAATTATTTTAGGAATATTTGGATTATTGGTCCTTAGCGTTGCTCTGATTTTGCTCGGGATATTTTTGTTTTCCATTGATTTGCCCTCACCGCCAGAAGGTTTCTGGTGGTTCTTAATTGGGGTATTTGTTGCAGCCTGTTTGCTTGATTCAAAAAAACCAAATAATTTTTAATTAAGGAAAACGAAATGCAAACCACTACCCTCGCCGACCTTCAGTTGACTCACAAAAATCTATCCCAAGCACACTCAGAATTCATCGATTCGATGTATGCGAAGTACGACGACAAGATAGATGACCTCGAGGCCGATCTCGAAATGGGGGAGGAGTGGGAGTGGGACGAAGTGATGACCGCCGACGAGTACACGCAGCACTGCCACATGAAGTGGGCTACGGCAGACGCATACAAAGCCATGTACGAGGCAGAGTACCCACCGCCGACCGAGTTCGATAAAGCTATCGACAGCGTTCTACACGCATCGGTCTACATAGTCATTTGGGGTCTTATTGCCTTCGTACTGTTTGCCTCCAATTCTCACTTGTAAGGATCAATAGATGACAAAGCATACTTTTCAAGAGATGTTAAATGCTTACTGGTTGACTCACCAGGAAGTCGGTGAACGGGTCAACCTGGTGCTTGCCGAGCGTGGCCAGAAGTATGTCTATAAGCGAGGCAAGTCAACTCTGATCGACATCACAACAGGCCAGGTCTTGGATGATGATGTGTCTTTGAAGCTCCTTGCAATTGAGTTTGACGTTGTGAAGGATGGCGAGATCTATGCCGAGCCGCCGATCGACTGTGGGATCAGGGAAGGCAAGTTGTTTAGCTGGGACAGGAGTTTTTTTAAGAACGACATTCAATTTTGAATAGGAGCTAGTGATGGCCAAGAAAAGCAAAGGAAAGAGAACCAGAGGATTTACTGGTCGCGTTGAATCAAATGCAGCTGGTCACGGTGCGACTCACAGAACGCTAATGAGTCAATTTAATAAATTCAGAAGTCCTTTAAGGCCTCCATTAAAACTAGAGTCAAAAATGCCGTTGGTGATGAAGCGTCTTTCTCAATCAAAATGAATTTTTGAGGTGTACAGATGAAACACTCACGCGAGCCATTTAATAACAACGATATGCGACAGTCTGAAATTGCCGCCGAGCTTGGTGTCGGATGCGAGCGAGTTCGCCAGATCGAGGTCAAGGCTCTTCAAGATTTGCGACAGAAACTAAAAGAGCGCGGCATCGTTTCGCTCGATCAGGTCGTCTAATCACCCCACCATCGCATCCACATCAAAAGCGGCCGGCTGTTCCATGGCCGCGACCGATGCGATAGCCAAAGCAACCAGGCAGTCAATCTTTGCATGACCTGATATCTTTTTTGTCACCAAACCAGACACATCGACCATCGAGTTTGACACGCACCAGTCCATAATCTGTTGATCTGCGTGTTGCAATGTCCCAGCTCGCAATCTGCGTTCAAGCGCCTGGTATCCAACTCGCAAGCCCCAGCCCTGTCGCACTGCAACAATGTTTTGCTGACTGACTCCAGCCTCTTGCAAGGCCTCGCTGATTTCCATAGCCACACCGTTGGGATCGGCGGCCACAATCACATCAGGACGACTCAAGGCCACACTCGCAATCAATTCAATCACATCATCTAAACCTCTAAACTCGTCCATTATCACTAGGTCGCCTGATTTTGAAAAGTCTTGCAAAAGACTTGATATTTGCAGCCGCCTCTGCAAGACAACAGGATAAATAAAAGCTCTGGTTGCAGACTTCCACTCGTCGCCGAATATGCCCAACACGGTCACAGCAAGCAAGTCATCGAGGCCTCCACCATCCAGGCCAATCACAATTCGATCAGCGCCACTCACAATCTGTTCAAACGTCAAGTCCTCAGTTTTTCCTCTGAGCCAGACCTCGGCACCACCCCAGGCATTGTCACCGAATTCAAAAGCCGCCACCTCGACGTTTGCGTGTTGCGACAGCCAGCGCCTGGTCTCATGCTCACTGGTCGAAACCGCCTCCCTAAACGAACGGACCAGCCATTCCTCTGTGATCGAATATCCGAGCGAAGGATTTACCATCGACCACATCTTTGGATCGCTCGCAGCGATCAGGTCTTTCGTAAATTCTGGTGGTGGCTCATACAGGATCGGCGCGTAGCCTGGGAGCTGCAACTTTCCATCACGCACCGACCTGGCTTTCTCAAGCTCATCCTTCCAGAATCCCCTGGGAGTAACGTCAGACTGTGTGCTAATCCAAATCAGCTGGCCCTCTGGGATCGCAGCCATACCGCCTCGAAGCTGTCCCACCACACGACCAGCATCAGCGTGAGTCAATAGGTGGGCTTCGTCTAACAGCACCAGGGCTGGTTTCGTTCCTGTCACCGCTTCCATGCTGAAACTCTTGACGCTAATTGTCACGCCTGATTTTCTGCTGACAATCTTTTTTAAATGCTCCCGAACGTGCCAATGCTCGCGCAGCTCGTCATCGCAAGCAATCATTCCCTGCAATTGCTGAAATGAGAGTTGAGCAATACTCTGCTCCGCACCAATAAGCAAAAACTCAGCGTTAGGCCGTGGACTCATCATGGCCAAGGTCAATGCCATGGCCGAGGCGAAAGTGGTCTTGGAGTTTTTCTTAGGCACCATCACGCCAATACTATTGATCGACTGGCGACCGTCGGCTTGCAATCCGCCAGCTGCAAGTTTGACAACTTCCTTTTGCCAGGTCGCAGCGGCCACATCCATTTGAGGCTGACCAGGCACATCTGGGCATCGGATCATGCCAAACGCCTTGGAGGCAACATTGACCCGCTTCTCATTTAGAAACCGATCGACGCCAGCCAGATCAATCGGCATCTGATGATCCCGAAGTCGATCAGCCCAATCCTTACACTCAAAATTTAAATCGGCCTTCATAGAATGCCAGCCCACTCACTGGCCGCCTTCTGGTCATGCTTGCGGTCGCTTGCTGGTGTTGTTGGGGCAATGTTCATAATCCTGGTCAATCTCAAATCACGAAGCAAACCTCGTCGCATTCCGGCATATCCGTCCAGCATCTTTAATGCTCGCCCCCAGGCTGGCAGATCATTCATTCCCCTGGCAATGGCCGCCATTTCTTTTGTTTCGTTTGTCCTAATCTCAAGCTCTGCAAGGTCACGACATTGTCGGATGTCAGCCGTAGTTAATTCACGGACAGCAGACAGTTGAACGACGACATCGGCAATTAAACGCTCGATGGCCGGGGTTAAATCCAGACCCTCGGCGATGATTTTCAAAGCGGGTGCGATTGATTTCTTTGTCTTGGTCATAAATCCTCACTAAGTTAGATTAGGTATTCACGGAAGCGAAAAAACACACGAATGCG